CTTTTACTTGTTTAGCGTTACTCATAGATCTAGCTAAAGCTTTTGTATATCTAGACGCAAGTCTGTCATACAAGTTATCCTCGATCGCTTCTTCAGTGATCGCGAATGCTAAAGCCATAGTCTCGTGAGTGTATCTCGCTGTGAAAGTTTCTTGTGCTTGATCAAAAGATACTCCTGATCCTTCACCTTTCACTTGCGCGTTTGCGAATCCAGATAACATTACTTCCTCTTCGAAAGCTCTGTCACTTGATTCTTCAGTATAAATCTCAGCATGCTGATTTTCATACCTTTTGTACTCCAGCCCAAATAGTGCATTTAGGCCTGGTTCTAGTTCTTTAACTAGTTGTGCTCTTGATATTGCCATGTCTATTTGCTCCTATTATTGCCATGTAACAGCATTAGTTAAGTACTGATTTAGATTCTGACATACGATTACGCTTCTGTTAGCCGCGTTTTCATCGTTTTCAGGATCTTCAGCAGATCTTAATAATCTGAAAGCATTGTTAGTGTCGTGTATCGTTGCATCAGTTAATGTTGCAGTTGACGTTCCAGTTGATGAGTTACCAACGTTTCCGTTACCATCATCAACAGTTACTCCAACAGTTCTACCATAATCAGCTTGTGCAGCTGCTGCGTCTAGGACGCCGATAAAAAGTTGTAGTGGATTGTCATGCACAAATGCAGTGATATCTTCACTATTAGCTGGAGTAATAGGTTGTGCATAATGGTTCGAGAATGTAGGCTTCAAAGTTGTAGCCGCATTATAGAAAATTCCATTTAACACACCTATGGTTTTATTAGTTATAGCCGCTTGACCAGTTTTAATGTATCCAACTTTACTTTGAACAGCAGAGTTTTGATACAAGTTCTTGTCATAAGCAGCATCTATGAAGTATTTGCCTTGTCCTTGAGTAGAAGGTGTTGAACCTACAGTACCCACTGGGACCAAACCAAATCCTGCAGTTTGTCTATTTGCCATAGTTATTACTCCTTAATGTACCTGCCTTTCGAAAAAGGCCTCCAGTACGGGTTTATATTAATTCAGTGATTTAAAAAATTACTTTTTCGTACCACCGAAGGTTACACGAGATTGCCTTTCAACATTGATTGGCATACTCTTATCCTGCTCCCGCATAAGATCGTTTTCTACTGCTTCGTCTTGTTGTTTATGACGGTTAGCCATATACTCTTGACGTTGTTTCGCGATCTCGACAGGTACCTTCGCAAGAAGAAGGCCACCAACCCCAACGACTCCCTTGTATTTGCCGTCTTCGACAACTGGATAATCACTAGCATTTTCAACTTCTTCAGATCTAACTAACTCATAACCTTCTCTTAAACGTCCAGTTATATTTTTAGTATCTTGAAAGCCAACGCTTTCTGCTCTTATCCATCTATACCTGAATCCATCAGGTGCAGGGGGTGCATCTAGAGATGACGGTGGAACCCACACTTTAGGTCTCTCAGATTTTGACCGTGTTTGGTTCGCACGAGAAGTGTTTTCTTTTTTTTCCATTTTACGCTCCTTCCGTGTTTTTTAATTGTTTTGCGTATTCTTCGAGTGGCACACCTAATTTTTTAGCTATTGCTACCTGTGATGATGTGAGTCTCACAGTTTTGCGACCAGGCTTTACGCTTCTTTGTGCCGAAGCCACTGTCTGAACAGGGGTGGTCGTTTGCTTAGTTTCAGTATTACCAAATTTATGAGGAAAGTCAATCTTAATTCTTTTATCAACCTCCGCATAATACTCGTTAGAACTAGGATCATACCCTTCTTTTTCAGTAAGATCCTTGTGTATCTCAAACGCGGTATAAGTCATTGCTCTATCTGTACCAAACCATGAGTTTTTTGCAGCCCATGCTTCAGCTCTTGGATCCGGATTAATTGGATCATCTCTTTGAGGAATGTTTACATTATTTGCTTGAGAGAGTTGTACAGGCTTCTCTTCCTGTGCTGTTTGTCTACCCTCTTTTGCCGATTCAAGTTTTGCATTCTCAAATGCGAGTTGTGCAATTCTTTTATTAGCTTCAACTTGAGCTTCTGCATTACCAGATTCAATTGCTGCAGCTAATTCTTTTTGTGCAGACTCTAAACCTGATGATATAGTTGTCTCAAACTTTTTAATATAATCAGAATCAGTTTTCTCAAAACGTTTTTCTAATTGTTGTCTTTTTTGTTCTACACTTCTAGCATATTCAACAGCAGCTTGTTCTCTTCTCTCTGCTTCTCTCATCTTACGAGTTAATTTCGCAATACGAGATTGTACACCTTTACTGTAGTCTTCTAACTCACTATCATCTTTTTTTTCTTCTAACTTTGTTTCTCGTTCATTTTCAAATGATTTATCTGTTCCTTGTTCTTTGTTTTCTTCCGACTGTTCAATTACAGTTTCGTCTTTTGCTTCTTCGATATCTATTGTAGCATCAGGTCCTGATGTATCAATGGGTACCATTTTTTTTTCTTCTGGCATAGTTACTCCTTCCTATGTTTAGAACTCATGCAAGATGTCCTCTGGACTATCAATTGTTGCTAACACTTCATCGTCGTTTAGCAGACGCATTTCTCCACCATCTATCTTGATTCGGCTACCTGCATATCTTGCAAACATAACCCAATCTTTCTCCTTGCACCACGGACCTTCCGGATACCTCTCTTTATCCTTATAACATTGAGATCCCATGGCCATAACTAAACCAACTTGAGAACCAACTTGTTGTTTCTCTAATGTAGTTTCAGCTAAATGTAATCCACCTTTAGTTTTTTCATTTATTTTAAATGGTAAAACTAAAAGTCTCCAGCCTGTTGGCTTTGGTAATTTTGGTTCTTTTTCTGATTTCTTTACACCAACAAGATTATTGTTTGGTGTTAATATTGATGACTGTTCCTTTTTCATTTTGCTCCTTATCTTCTAGCAGGTTAGAGATTTCCTGTAGTGTTGCCTCATAGGCATTTATTTGTCCTATTATATACTTATAATTTTCCATACTGTCAACCCCACCGGAGGTAACTGACATGGATAAATTATCTAATCTATTTCTTAAAAATTTAAGAAGTTTGTTTACGACTGTTTCTAATTGCATTTTTTCCTTTCTTAGCAATTGATGCAACTTGGCTTTTGCCCATAACTTTAGCTCTTTGTTCCATCACTGTTAGTATTTGTATCTTACGTGCAAAAGGTTTATTTACACGTTTTACTTTTGCAACAGTTGCTTTTGCATCTGCTGGTGTTGCAAATTTTATTTTAACTGTATCTCTAGGATTTTCATCCGTATACAATCGTCTTCCAGAACCTTTAGGCTTTTTTCCCGTTCCTTTTTTTGGATCCGCCATTTATAGCTCCTTTCAACATTTTAGCTTGTTTAGTGTGAGCTTTAACTGCTTTGCCCAATCCTTTAATTACTTTTTTAATTGCATTTTTTTTCTTTAACATTTCCATCTCCTTCTGGCCTGTCTAAGTCTTGAATTAGGATCTTTTGCAGCCTTTGGAAATTTTTTCATTTGGCCTGCGCTTCTTGCACAGTACGACTTACGTCGATTTGCAGCTTTAGATCCTGGTTTGACTTTTCCAGTCACCGCTGTTTTTAATTTAGAACCGGGATTTGCTCTTCTATAGGCAGCGACACCGGCTCGTGTCATACCTGCTCCAGACTTTGTAGGTCTAAAATTCTTCTTGTTTCTTGCTGGCATTTTATCTTGTCGTCTCATTATGCAGTCTTTTTTTTCTTTGCAAATGTTGCAGCTCTACTAGGTGTAGGGCCTGTATTTGCTTTCGCTTGTTTTCTTTTTACGGCACCCGCACGCTGCCCTTTGGACATCGCTCTTGCTTTTGCAATAGGCACGCATTTTGGATAATTTTTTCTTTTTTCTCCACCACTTCTTCCACACTTCGGGTATGAGCCATCCGATTTTTTGTTTGCAATATCGACCCAATTGTCCTTGACCCATTGTCTTAAACCACCCTTTGAAAAATGCGTTCGCATTACGAATTCTTTCCGTAAGCTCTTCCTTTACCTTTAGTGGCTAACTTACATTTACTACCCATTTTATAGCCCATTCGTCCACCATCTTTAGCACCTCGCCTGTCTTCTTCTTCTTTTCTTTTTTTTAATCTTGCTTTAACTCCTTCCATTAATCTTTCTTTTTTCATTGGAGAAGTTTTGTCTTTCAAACTTTCAATAAGCCCTTTAATAGATCCTGGATTGTTTGCTGATTTTTTTCCCAAAATTTTCATTCCTGTTTCTACAAATGTTTTCATTATACTTGTCCTCCTTTTAAATATTTCATTCTAGTCATATCTATCATTCCACCACCCATAGCTTTTTTACGACTACCTTTTTTGCCACCAGGTGTAATTTTACCTGAACATACTCCAGATGCATACATATTAGCATATGCTGAAGGATATATTTTAAATTTTCGCTTCGCTGCGGCTTTACCTTTAGGACAAAGTTTTGCCATTATCTATTCCTTAATTTTTTAAAATCAGCTGCATCAATTTTATTTTTGTTGCCAGCTAATTTTGCTATCTTCATTTGTTTTGGTGATAAATTCTTTTTAGGTGAGAACGTTTCTTTTATTTTTTCAACACTTGTTTTTGGTTTTGGTGAACCAAATCTTCTACCGATCCTGCCACCATCAGCTTTCTTTTCTAACTCTTTACCTTTTTTAAATTTTTTCTGTGGTTTATCTTTTCTTAACAAGTCAAGATTTTGATATTCTTTTTCAGGATTTCTTTTAGGGTCGATAGGATAAGCTTTGCTGCTACCTTTAAATTTAAAAGCTCTTTTAGTATCAACTAAATTTTCTCTTGCTTTTACACCTTCTTTTACTAGTTTTTTACCAGTTGTAATTTTATTCTCTGCTGAATCTTTTAATCTAATTCTTTTTATGTATTCATCTGATTTAGTTTTATCTACGCTAGCTTTCACGCCTTTTTTCATAGCAGTAGGTGATGGTTTTACAGATTTGATTGTAGGTGAAACCTTACCTTTAAATAAGTTAAACACTTTAAAATATTTGTTAGCCATTATTTTTTTCCTCCGCCGTTTCTAAAAATTTGTGTACCCTTTATACCATAAATTGACGCTACGACAAGTATCCAAAGATTTGTAAACCATGACGGGAGCTGCGAGAACATATCGAAGAACAATTTTACCTTGTCCATCGCTGTTGGATCGTCCGATACGACTGCCCAGGCCAGCACCACTACGGGCAAACTTAAAATTATCAAAACTGCCTCGTCCTTCCAGTCTGATTGTCTGGCTTCTAAAAGTTTTCCCTGGTAAGCTTCCTCACCTCGGGCCATCTTAGATGCATGCATAAGCTGTGCATCTGACATTGCCATTTTCGTTCTCTGCTTGTTAGCATAAATCTTACTTCCAGCAGAAACGGCTAGTTTAATTGCCGATAACCACATGATTTAGTACCAAGTAGCTTCTTTTTTCTTTTCAGCTAACATTCTTTTAGTTCCTCTAACTTTTTCCTTATCTCCAGTAGGAATATTGTTAAAAGCACCATCAGCTGTAGTCTTAGATCTTGGATCTACCTCTACATTCTGTTCAGGAATGTTTATTAGCTTTGCTTTTTTATAGTTCATCATAATATTATCTCCTTAACATTAATTATCGTCCATTACAACAGCTGCTTGATCAATTCCTGACTTTGCAAGACTGACTCCAGCTCGTAATTTTGCTAAATCTTCGTTCTGATCCATCTTATCTTCTGCAATTTCTTGTGCTTGCATTAATTTAGACCTTTGAAGATCTTGATTTGCTTCATCATTTTGTTTTTTACGCTCATTTTCCATAGCACGTAAGTCAACTTCACGTGATTTTAGTTTTAAAAGAGGGTCATTGTCAAATTGTGACGTAATTTGCTTCTCTTCCTTCATATATTCTTCTGTCATCTCTGCAATTAATATAGCTTTTCGTGCTTCAACTTGATTTGTCATCGCTTGTAGCTGTGCTTGTAGCTGTGGATTAGTCGCTGCTTGTTGTTGCATTATCATCATCTGTTGCATTTGCTCTCTAAACTCTAATTGTACCTGTTCTTGTGCCATCAAACTAATATGTTCTAAAATATTTTTTTGTATCGCTGCCATTACTGCAGGATTATTTCTAACAATATTAGTTGACATAAAATTTAAGTGAGCTGTAATGTGTGCTCTGTGATCTTGACCAGGAAACGCTTGAAAAGGTTTGCCACCCAAAGCATTAATGTGTTCTAAACTTGGGTCCATCGGTGCAGTTGGCGCCGGTGGTGGTAAAACTGCATCAACATCTTTTACACCTATTGCATTATACATGTTTCTATAGATTTGATACATGTTATGTAATTGTGGATTTGATGTTGCAATCTGTAACTGTGTTTGTGCCAAAGTAATTCTCTGACTCATTGAGAATATATTTGGATCTGCAACTGGTACAACATCTACTCTATCATCAAAGTCTGTTTGTTTTATATTTCTTACTCCACCCACAACATCGTAAGGATATTCTGGTGGTAAGTATTGTGAAACAATTTTAGATAATAATTTAAATTCATTCTTCATCGCTGCGTAACATCTTTTATGAATAGCTGACATTACACGTGAGCCACGTTCTAACAATGCAATTGTAGTTCCAACAGCTGCACCTTGGTTTCCATCACCAACTTGCATGTCAGCAATAGCCGCAAATCTTTGACCAGCACCAACTACAACACCCATTAATTGTAATAATGTTTGCGAAGGTTCTTTATATGGTAAGGGAAAGAATGCATCTCTTAAATTACCACCTGGTGCATCTACATCTTTAAATTCACCTGGTTGTATTGGTGATGCTTCATCTCTAACTCTTACACCTCTTTGTTTAAATCCTGCTGGCAGGTTTGATAATGTACCTGCATCTAATAATTGACGGAGAGCCGCCGTTGCCGTACGACTCAATCCGCCAATCATATGAATGAGTCCAAAGCCATAAAACCCTAGTCCTGGCAGAAATTTAAAGTGGACAAAATATTGGATTTTATTTTTCTTTAGATCATCGGGCGCATAGTTTCGTCTAATAGACAAAACTTTCCTATTGCCTTCTTCTACAGTTACTATGTAGGGCAATTTTATTCCAGTTGGCTCACCT